TCATATTCACTCTGGCTGACGGAAAGACCAAGCTGACCGTACCACGTACCAAAATATTATCTGTCAAGTTCAAGGATGGTTGCGATATTTTCTCGGTAACTTCCGTTAGTAATACAATTGATATTGAATTTATTGGTTTGACAACAGAAAATTATAAGGCTTTGGTTGCGGAATTGAGAAGCGAGGACGGTACTACAGATATAGACATTGTGACCCGTGCTGAAAATAAGAATGTGGAAATTAAAGAACCTGTATTTACGGATGGGAAATGTACCGGAACGACAGTCAAAATCAACAAGAAAAGAATAAGTGGAGAAAAGGCCGTTCTGAAAGTGACTCTTATAGATAACAACGGGCAGGAAATTTCAGTTTCCCGTATCGTGAAATTCTTTGGTTCGGGTGCTCTTGATGAAGCCGACCAGAACGGAGGTAGCTTTATATTGTCTAATGACATTATTCTGGAGAAACCGGTTGAGGTGGCAAAAGGGAAGGAACTTGTATTGGATCTAAACGGTAAAACCATCTCTAATTTCTGAACGGATAAGCATCCGCGTGCATATATCCCTGGTTGATTGCCTTATTGACCAAGGTACGGAGCAGTTTCATGTGCTTGGCTATCGTATTGTCCGCATTGCCCTTTTCCCTTAAGTATTGCTCAAAATCACGAAGGAATGTATAGGTAATATCCTTGAAGTCCAATCCGGAACGGAAATCATGCAGGACCGCCAGTGTAGAGTGCAGGTTGTCCTTGGTGGACTGTTTCTTGTCCGAATTGTCAATGGCTGATTTGGCGAAAGTGGAGAAGCTGACATTCACGGCACTTTTCTTCTTGACAGCATCCTTCAGTAGTGAGAGTGTGGCAGGTATTCCGCGCTTCCAATACCCCAACTCTATGCCTTGCAGATACAGGATGTATTCATAGAGCATTGTGTTGAGTTCGTTAGATTGGGGGTGGTTAATGACTTGTGCCCCCTCACGGCTCCAGCACTCCGGTTTGAGGTAAACATTGGTCTTCAAGTAGATTTTCCTTTGGTTCAAATAGGCTTCAACCTGTACAAGAGCCGTGCCCTGCCTGTTAAGTGTGTTCTGGCGGTTATATACAAGACGGTATCTGATTTTATCCATTTTTCCGCAAAGATGCATCCTCTGTTCCAAGCTGCAAAATTTAGCCAATAAAAAATACACCCCCACTTTCGCAAGTAAAGATGTATAATATCTATAAAAAAATGGTCTGTGAAAAAAACATTTGTAAAAAAGATGCCATTATTCATCACGAACGATAGCATCTAGACATTTTTATCAGCAAACTCTTTTAGTGATTTAGAATAATGTTTAATTCAATATAGATGCTACAAAGTTATATATAAATTTTGTTTTGCCCAAATTATTATGTAGTTGACGTACGGTATCAAAAAGGCAGGATTCGCCAATCCTGCCCAATTCCATACACAAATCTTTTTATTAATTAAAATACCTCACGGCATTCAAAAATTAATAAATGAAAAAACATTATTAATTGTCATAGCAAAGCTATAACAAATATTTAAAAAAGAATCATTATATGAAAAAAAGAACAGAATAAACGATATATAGACCAACAAACATTTAAAATAATATTGTAATACAAAAGTCATTGATACAAATCCTTCTGGAAGAACTGATTGGTGTTGCTACGAGTGAAAAAGATGGATTGATGCCATCAATTCAAAGAATGACCACTTCATATCAAAAAGACCAGCAGAAGTATTGTAAAATTGCCGAATTTAGAAATCGTTTAACAGGAATATCAATGCTTATTTCAGTATTTAAGAACCATGAAAATTCATCTCCGTCTGTTGTTTTATTAACAGGATATAGCGATGATCTATCCGTTAATTCGATAAAAAGAGGAATCTATTTAACTAATGTTTATTATCAAAAAAAAGAGAACAAAACCATTGTTTATGTAAAATCATCAGCATACGTGTATATCAGTACATTGTGCATTGGCATGAATGGGTCGCTCAAACTAAGCCATGAAAACAATCTAGATTTACCATCCGACGCAATCGAAATTCCTATATCTTGACAAGAATTTAGCAATATTTGAGAGCTGGGAGAACTTTTGCCGATATCGACGAATTCTAACAAAGGATTAACAATGAGAACAGCATATTACGATCTTATTCAAAGTAAATTATACAAAATCTCATATAAAAATGAATTACTAGTTTATAAACCTTTAATATGTTTACTATATATACTGAGAGACGGTGTATCATCTTACTTTATAGCCTCATTAAGTGGATATCGTAATGGAGTTTCCCATTTTAAATTGATATGTGGCGAAAAACTTCCTTTCAAGCTATATCAAAAGCTAAACGGTAGCAACTATTTTGATTTCATATTGGAATGTCCTAATAATTCAGGTGGTTATATGGAGATAAAAGCCATGGATGATTTAACGGTTATTGAAACGACAGAACCATTAAGTGATTGGCAACAAATAGCAACAGAATAATAGCATAAGTTGAGAGCTGGGAGGACTGTTAGAGATAAATAAGATTATCAATGGTTTTACTAGTGAATCATTTTCGTTACATAAAGGTGAATCAAAAAGAATAAAAGCAAATGGCATATTGGTGATATGTAGTCAATATTATAATTTATATCCATCAATAGCTGTAATATCTCCAGCAACTAAAAATATAGAATATATTGGAGGGTATAAAGAATATATTGATGGAACATTATTTACTTTCACTTTTGAAAATGACTATACTACTATTATGACTTCCAAAATTGAAGGAGTTGAAGGAAGCAGGGTTCCTTTTTTAATTGCTTATCAAAATTTATTGCCTTAAGAAGATTAGTAAAATCCTTCTGGGAGAACTTTTGGGAAATCCGAAGGGAACAAAATCGTTTTCTTCATGGAGTGAATTTACGGATTTTGTAAATGAAATGCCTATAAAAACAATTCAACCTTTCGTTTCCAATTTCAATGCTTTTGCTGGAGAAGGATTCTACGGTAATGTCGTTCAAGGATTGGTTATAAAACAATTAGAAGATAATGTTTTCCTCTTCGGAATAGCAATAGACGGAACATTAATATTTAGAAATAGGAATTATCCAGACGTTTCAACTTGGAAAGATCCTAAGATAATAATTCACAGTAATAATTGACATAAAATCTATTCGAAACCTGACCTGGGAGAACTGATTGGAATAAATGAAACTTGGTTCAGAGATCGAGGTAACATTAGAGGTAAAATAAATTTGGATGATTTTAAAAATGCAGGTGCCTATTCATTGTTCAATGTTGAAGGGAACAATATTCCTACATCTTGGGCACAACTGCTTATATTTTCATCTGGGTATTATATTACTCAAATTATCGTTGATATAAGTAGTCGTAAATTATTTATCAGACGATATGATATAGAAAATGATCGCTGGCAAGAATGGGGTAATATAATTATGACATAATTTTTATCACAATTCCGACCTGGGAGGACTGTTAGGAGTTAGCAGTAGTACTATATTTAAAGGAAAAGGGTATATCCAATTAAAAACTGAAGACGATATTGATAAAGTGTATGAGCCTGGAGTATATGCAATAAAAGGCACTTCATACAATGATCAAACGCTTCTTGTCTTCAGTCATAATCTGGGACAGTCAACAGTACAATTTAGAACTAATAACTATGGTGGTTTTTTAGTGTTTAGAATAAAATGGTGGAATGGTGGTTGGGGAACCTGGAAGACGGTTTCTTTGACATAAAATTTATCTGTTTGCACTTCTGGAAGAACTGATTGGTGTTGCTACAGCCAAGAAAGATGGACTAATGCCTATGGAACAGTTCTTCGATAGAGATGTTAATCCCATTGAAGATTACAATACATTTACATGGAATGGGATTCGGAAAACAACTAAATCAACATCTAATTCTCCATTCGAAAGTGGTGATGGGCAAAATGCTGTTATATTTATAGGGACAAATGATGTTCAAAAAATAGGGTTTCAAGCAACCTATTCGGGGCAATTGATTAAGATCAGGCTATATTGGGTCGGTAGTTGGGGTAAATGGCAAACTTTTTCGTTGACATAGGATTAAAAAACAGGTGGTCCGGTACAAGCCGGTGCCACCCGATCCTGATATGCACAACGCCATGTGCGGTGCAAAAGTAATAAATATCTGAATAAACCGCTATATTTTTCAAGATATAGAGATTTCTTCCAAATCTGATATACTGATTTCATCCGTCACGTTTGTGAAATAGAAGAGACCAGGGGTCCCTGAAAAAACCTCAATATTGGTTCTTGTCCATACACTGCTATAAACGTAAACATAAAAAGATTTTCCATCTTTAAAAAGTCTGATACTATTATATCCTTTTTCAAATAATTTATTTACGAATATATATATGTCTGATAAGATCACACGAATATAGTTGCAACTATCCAATGTGCCATTAGGTGAGCTATATATATGTAATATATGATTAATATTACTGCCATAATCACAAACTTTAAACAAAGCAGTTTCCTTATTTCCGGTAGAAATCTTATAAATCGTAGAATTTAAGGCTTGAACACTATCGCTCAAGCCTTTATTTTCTTTCGTAGCAATCCCAATCAGTTCTCCCAGCTCTGATTTTAAAGCGAATTTATGTAAAAGAAATGCTTCTCCACGCTGACTTTGCAAAATTATTAATACTACCTTTTCTAGTGGATATTTCTGCGCTGTCTATGTTTGGATAGAACACTTGTGTTATTTGATCACTGTCATTAAAAACGACAAGTGTTCCCCAATAAGTGCTAGGTCCATCAATCATGTTGTCTTGTATCTTATAGTAGCCAGTTTCGATCAAATCATTATAACTCCTATTTGTCATTATCCCTCTAAACATAAATGGGAATAACCCCAAACTATTCATCAGTTCTTCCAGGACTTTCGCGGCAGCCGAAGAAGATGTCAAAGTTGGGTTCTTGGAACCGTCCAAAGTACGGAGCCAAGAGAAGGTGTCGGACTGGGGCAACTGGTCCTCAAACTCATCTGTTCCGGCTGCCGCAGCGGCAGCAAATGTTGATATTTCTGATGCAGCGGAAACAATCCGTGCGGAAACTAATTCTGTCATCTCATCGACGGTCACCTGTCGTTCGTTGCCGTTTTTATCCACAGCTTTAAAGCCAACTATATTATTCAAGTCCATAATGCAAATTTTAAAATTAAAACAAATACTTCACCCATGCAAAATAATTACTGTTCTCAATATAATTCGGATCATCCTCGTTGGAATATGCCTCCCTCTCAAACGATACCGTCTTATACGCCCTGCCGGCATCCTTCAACCGTACCGCCCTGACCAGCCACTCCACACCATACCAGAGATAGAATGCCAGCCCGGCCAGTACCAGCCACCAGGCGGAAAGGTCAAAACACAACAGCAAGATCCAGATAACTGTACCGATGGCAACTGCCATCTCAACCCATTGACGGGCGTGGGTACACTCATGGTTTCTCACTTTCTGAGTGATTTTCTCTTCCGGTCGCTTGCTTAAAACAAACGGACCGATTGTTATCGTATGGCAAGAACTGAACGCAAGCAGCACCTTTGCCAGAAGGTTGTTACAATATACCTTTTTCATGTTGTTCCTCCTTTTTATCTAAATAATCATTCAAAGAATCAGCCAGCAGACCGGGCAGCATGGAGGTGGAGCGTCTTATGATATCCACCTCTTCTTCGTCAATCTCGACACCTTCAGCAGTAGATTTGAATATCTTCTCAGCAAGGAGATGCGCCTTCAAACCCGCTACGTTCTTGTATATCCAGTCACCGTAGGCCTCAGTGATGTTGTTGGCTATCAGTTTTTCTTTCTTAATCCCGTCGTAAATAGGAAATTGTGCAAAATTTATTCTCATACTTTAATATTTTAAATGTTATAAATCCACCCAGGTACTTCCTCCATTCGTTGACTTGCGAATTCCGTTTCGCCCGACTGAAAAAATATAACTTCCACATCTTACATACAGAGTATCATTCGCTGTTGAAACATCCCCGGTTGATGATACAGTTATACTTCCACTTCTAATTACTGTATCCAAAATACCTTGGTATAAATGTCCGTCTATTGACTGGAACCGTTCGTATTTCATTTCAAATTTGTCGTATTGCAGCAACAAATTATCAACATTTACAGCCGACATATTAGTGCTGCCGATAAAATTATTACCGATATTGAATCCGCCAATTGTCCCCTTTGTCGCTATGATAGTCCCGGTGATATTCGCTTTCTGACAAAGAATCTCTCCGGTCTTTGTGTCCATCCTCAGATTAGGCTGGCCGTTAGTGCTGTCCTGTGACTGCATGATACCGTAAGGTGCCCCGTCCGATGTGTATCCGTTCAACTTGAACATAAATCCGGCTATGTTCGCCTTATCAGCAAGGAATATGTCGGTTACCAGACTTTTGTATTTCTGCATGGCTTCCCAGTTGGAATCTCCGTTAGCGGATGTAGGAGCCGCTGATACAGAACTTCCATAGTTGCGCACAAGAAAATTGTAATAAACTTCACCTATTTTGTGAATGATCTTGTCACGCTGTTTTGCATTCCATACGTATGTCTGTCCGGAAGCCCATACACCTCTGTCATAAGGGAACGCACCCGTAGCTCCTGTTGCTCCTATGGAACCATCATTTGCAACACCCACACCCTTCTCGGCCACATAATTGTCATTCCAAGCAGCAGCATCGGAAGCTGATTTATAAGCCCGGACGGCAAACTGGGTGTATCCGGCTGTCGCAGGTACGGATATCTGGCTGTTCAGTGTCGCACCTACATGAGCCAGCCAGCTTCCGTTGTATTTGCGTGCAGCCAGATAAAGCGTGCTGCACGTGCTTACATTGCCTGCCACATTCTGTTTGCAAGTGACAAGGAATCCAGACGGGGATGGCGTGCCTGTTGAAGTGAAGTTGATCACGCTGACAGGACTGTCCAGCCAGTAGGATGCCGACGGTCCGACGGGAGCAACCATCTCCTGCCAGTCCGCATGTACCGTCCGGTTCGCAGATCTGCCGGCGAGGATGTATCCGCCGTCTCTTTTCCTGCGGAGTCTGCCGTTTCTGAACTTGGCGATTTTAATCGGAGGGTTGGAGGTTTCAACCTTGCTTAAGTAAGATCCTCCGGCAAACGATACTGTACTGTTCTTGGCATACGGAGTATTGGCGGATTCCCAATGACCGGCTGCTGTGATGCTCTCACCATCCTTTCCGTCACTGCCGTCCACAACCATCGGGACAGTCTCGACATCAACCGCCTGACCGTTCACGTAGAACACGAACTTCAAGCTACTGGTAAAATTACCGGAAGCCACCCCGACACCATCACCGATGGGAACCTCGGCCGCACCGTCACGACTGTACTTCAACTCCCCGTCCGTTGTGGCCGTAGTGACCGCACCGACTGTCTTCATACGCCGGCAGGATACCGAAGCTACATTGTAACCGCCGTTCTTGTTCTTGCTGACCATCGTGGCCGAAGTGACAAGGCTATAAATTACCGCATCGGAACCGTCCGCCCCGCCACGGACACCGGTTATCTTGAAAGTCAGTTCACGGGTATAGAGCTGCCCGTTCTTCATTGCAGCCAGTGTGATGGTGACCGTATTCTGTTCCGGAACCGACTTTCCGGCAGCGACGGATATCGCCACCGCTCCGGTGGCCTTGCTTGTGCTTGCCGTGAAACCGGCAGGCGTGCTGACTGTTAAAGTCTCAAGGGTGAGTTTCTCGGTACCGTACCACATGGATACATGGGTAGTCCATGACTGTGCGGAAGTAGTAACACCGGTACTGGTAAGAGCGACGCTCACCATCTCATTGTCAAGGTCGGCCATGATATTCGACTCCCCGTCCTTACTCCAACGGTGCACAGGGGCCGGAGTGCTCCATTCACTCCATACTCCATCACGCTTCACACGTTTGCACGCCCATTCCACCTGATGGTCTGCATCCACGCCAAGAAAATCATCTGTCCAGCCTTCCGGTATATAATCATCCTGCTGCTTCGAATCCGGCTTGTCAGGGGTAAGGCCGATGATGTTGGTACGGGTGTAGATCCACTCGTAACCTTTGCCGTCCTTACCGTCAGTCCCGTCTTTGACCATGACCATCCACAAACCATTCCGGTATATGTAAGTACAATGGTCAGCCGTATTTCGGTAGCTGTCACCCTCCTTGGGATTGGACGGATGGGATGCGAACTCACCCAAGAAGGTGATACTCTCACCTTTAAGTTCACGACCGTCCAGCAGCATCTCCCAGTCTTCATGCACGGTCCAGTCGGCTGATTTCCCGGCAAGGATATAACCGCCATCCTTTTTCTTTCGATAATTGCCGTTCCTGAACCTTGCAATTTTAATCGGAGGATTGGATGTTTTCACCTTGGAGATAAAAACACAGCCCGCCAAAGTGACCATGGTATTGACCTCGTATGGGGTCTTAGAGGATTCCCAATGACCGCCACCTATTACAGACAGTCCCGGATCACCCTTGTCACCTTTGGCGGCTGATACAAGCCAGTCCGGATTGTTTTCGGATGGCTCGGAAGTAGTGCCCTTGTCATTGACGCACAACCATGTGGAACCGTTATGGGGCACACGGGAATAATACGCATACTTCCTGCCCGGCTCCCAGCTAGGGAAGTCGATAGGAACGCGGACTGTGCTACCGGTAATTTCATCAATTTGAAAAATCAATCCCGTCATGATGATATCCTGCAATACTGCCGAGAACCTGTCGCAGTTGATCCCGTTGATGGTCATACCCTTCTTCTTGCCGAACCAGCTCTTCATCTGTGCCGGCTCCGGGTCCCAGGTGTTGGCATTGTCAACAAGGGTGATGCAGCAGTTACCGTCACGCACGTCTATGATGATATAAGTCTGACGCTCCTTGTCGGTGAAGTTCCCCGTCTGTCCGAGACGCATCTCGTTATGGGGAACGAACTCATATCCGGGACGCGGAACCATCACGAATGTCTTCTCGTCGTAATCTGCGGAAGTGATACGGTACTGTATTTTCCGGAAACCAATAAAGTCACCGGTAGTGACGCTTTTGTCATGCCAGAAGCCTAGGAGGATATCGTCCGGCTTCTGTCCCAGCGGTACACCATCCTCCAGATCAGGGATGACAGTATAGCTGCCGTCACTATTGGCGACAAAGCTTTTTATCTTCAGCCCTCCGCCGGGACTTATAGTATTATATCCTTCAAAATAGGTCTGACGGTTGAAACGAAGTTCTGGTACACTCAGAGAGCTGCGCAGGACCAAAGCCTCCAGCTCGGCACGGGCGTCCTCACCGATGTAACCTCCAGAAACACCGGTAACGAAATCACCGAACTTGGCGTATTTCTTGATGACGGTTCCGCCCAACAGGGATAATAGGAAACCGGTGCGTTCCTCCGTATCCTTGCGCATGAACATGATCAGCGAGCGCAATGCGGAATACACGTTATGGTCTGTTGCTGGGGTGGAGTCGTGGCTTCCGATCACATACACACCGCTGCCACCACCGCCCGTATAGGTCTGTCCCTTCAGGGTAAGGCTCTCAACCTTTTCCTCCAGCTCCCCGATACGGGAATAGGCGGCGGTTTCCCCGACAGTATAAACAGGTGAGTCAAAGGAATAATCAAGATTGAATTCAAATCCGATAACCCTTGACTGTCTTCCGTTCTCGAAATAAGCCTTGTTGATAAGGTTGACCTTTTGACCGATGCTATAGAAATTATGAACGCCATCCTCACGGTATGCGTCATTTGACATCATCGTGCAGCCATAGGTACTCGGGTCTATCTTGGATTTGGCAGCGTACTTTTCAGTCTTTTCCTTCAACTCCTGCTCGGCGGCACCCACAAGCCCCAGCTCGGTTATTTTCGTACTGTCCCAGCCGGAAAGCACATATTCATCTCCATCCTGGGGAAAGAGCACATCACCGGGAAGCGGTCTGCCATAGTCCTCATTCCTGACTATCTCCCAAAGCTGTGCCTCAGGGTTCCATCCGCCATCCTCCAATTTCTCCGGCTTTCCCTCAGGATTGAACTTCACGGCAAACTCCAAACCGTTGAGAAGCCCGGATGCGAAACGTATCCTCAGCTCCTGACCGGGGAGGATATATTTCTCGGAAAAGTTAACACCCGTGTCCCTAAAGCGGTAGGCATTCCATTTTTCCTCGGTGGTTGTGCCGTCCTCATTCTCCACCTTGTCCGTCACTTCGATAGTGGTGACATCCGACATGATGCCTGTTCTTCGAGGATAGACTTCATCGAAGATAACCACCTGCTCGACGGCTTCCTCGGTAGTCATATCAGGATAAGCGTCAATGTAAGGAGTGCCTTCGGGAAGCATTAAGCGTTTTTGCACCACGCCGTTCACAACCACGGTCTCATCAACCGGACGGTAGTCAGATGAGATATTCTTTGTTGAGCCGAAAGCGTAGATACGGGTGGCATAGGTGGACCGGGATTCTGACTGTGACATTTCCTGCACGTTTTTCCCGATCTCGAAAATCACCGCATCGCCGGACTCACAACGCCCGAAATGGATGATGTTTTCAGTCACCCAGCATTCGCAATCCCATTTCTTTGCCATAGAGAAGCAGGCGTCAAGGATGTTGATGTTGTCATAAGTCATCAGTAGTGCCTTATTCTCTACAGTGCTGTCAATGGAGAAAACAAAATCCTGTCCTTTGTATGTGTAACCAAGAGCTTTCAAATTTCTAAGGACTATACCGGCTTGTACGTCAAGCGGAGCGGTCAGGTTCCAGGACGCCTCCTGTCCGGTCGTCTCCGGGGTATATTTGAAGATTTTGTTTTTCCATTTCCAGTAGTAGGCATCAAGTCTTAATTCGTAATCGTAGCCGGCGGTATTGGTGTTGAATGCGGGCTTCTGCAAGTCGCACACCTCGAACAATCCGAAGTTACATTCCACGTATGAGCCAAGTTTGAAATATATGGGATTCTCTAAGGAGAACTTTAACATGATGTAGTCCTCCTTCATCAGAGTGAACTTACGCTTGCAGCCTTCATTGATCAAAGTTGTAAGCAGGATAGCACCGGATATGTCTTTGATGTCGATTTGTTCCATGTCTTCAAAGTTCGGGGATAAAAAAAAGAGTGCCCAATTTTGAGCACTCACATACACGACAATAAAACCAATGTCGTGAATTAGCTTCTGTTTGCCGGATTTGGCTCGTTAAACTTGGCTGAAATTTTTCCGAAAGTTCGGTCTAAACTCTGTGCGTAAGTGACACTCTTGCCAGTATAAATAAGATGGTAAACCTCGCTACTATTAGCAGGAATCTGAATATCAACCACACCTTTATACAGCTCATCAAAGAAAGCTTTCTTCTTTGCTTGATAATCAGACTGAGAATTACTCTCGATAGTGAACGAAAGAGTTATTTCCCTCTCATCGACTTTAGGATTATTGATTATTACCCGTTTCCCATGTTCAAGTCGGCTTTTGTTCTCAATAAAATCCTTCATGGAAGCGGATGCCCCAATAACATCAAGAAACCCCTCTCCCATTCTCACACCCCATGTTGTATAAGCGTTTTCGCCATTAATTAATAATTCATCCATAGACTATAATTTTGCTGTATTCTTTTTAACTTCTGCTATATCTCTTTGCATCTGTTGAATAGGTTTGACGATTGCCCCTGTATTTTCTGAAATCTGTACCAATTCAAGATAAGATTGTGCTATCAAATCTCGCGTATCATCAGCGATATTCCTTGTTTCCGTATTTATGGAAAGTAGAGCATCTGCTTTTACTGTCAGTAGATTAAGTGATTGAGATTGAATAATATTCTGATTCTTTATCTCTTCTCCTGCAATCTGCAATGCTGTAAACCGCCCGTTCAACTCTTCGCCGGTATCTTGACTCATTGCCTGAAAACCTTTGGATGAAGCTGACTGGGATGTTGATTCTTGCGAAATCTTGTCATATCCGGTTGCTGCGGCAAGCTCGTCACGGAGCTTCATGGCTTCGTCCACATAACCCATGTATTCATCCATCAGCTCCTTACGCTCATTATTATCAAGCGTACCATCATCCTTCATGGCTTCACCGAATTTATCATACCATGTCCTCAGTTTGTCACTAAACTGTTCACCGATGGCATTTGACAGCATCGCCTGCATGAAATATTTGGATATGTCATCAGCAAAATCCTCCGCACTCTTCTCCATATCCATCAGACTGCTTATAAAACTGTCATACATGGAATCGAATGACATTCCGATCAGGCCCTCATAAAGACTGTCGGTCAGTTCTTCCAGTTTTCCTGCCTGCTCTATATAATCATCCAGCTTGTCGGTAACACGCTCACCGTAACCTCCCTTACCGGAAGATTCCATGATATCCCATAACCATACGTCCGACCGTAGAGCCTTCATCTGTTCGGGGGTCAGATTCCACAAGGAATCGGTGCCGGAGAAATCCTGCATGCCGGTAGCTTTTCTTGCGTGTTCCAGCATTTCATCCGTCCATTTCAGATAATGCTGCCAGCTGCCGTGGCTCTTATGATATCCGGCTTGCTCCTTTGCTATTTGCAGATAGTTTTTATTGACTTCCTCCTGATACTTTACAGCTTCCCTGTAAGATTCAACCGATTTCATTCCCTTGCTTGCCTTCATCTCGTCAGTCAGATCCTCGATGGCCGTTTGCAAAGTTCCATTCCTGTCCGTCAGCCTGTCTATCGTTTCCTGTACTTCCTTGGCGTTTCCACCTATTCCAAACAAGGAGTTGAAGCCTCCGAATGAGATTGCGTTCAGGATGTTTCCTATGCCGTTCCTCAATGACTTGCCGATTGTGACAAACAAAT